CGCAGGTCGTGTTGGGCGTAGATCGGTTCAGGGCACTCTGATGGCGGTGGTGGCATTCGGCGGGGCACAGATCGACCTGAAGTCGTCCTGCAATGCGGGCGAGCAGTTGAAGTACGAGGAGTCGCTTCTCGACTTCTTCGAGTCGTCATGGCGCTACATTGACCCCGCTCCCTTTGCCACCGGAAACCCGATCGAGGCCGTCGCGGAGCATCTGCAAGCGGTATGCTTCGGCGACATCAAGCGCCTGATCATCAACATTCCGCCTCGGTGCGCGAAGTCCTCGCTCGTGTCGGTCGCCTTCCCGGCATGGGTGTGGGCGCAGAACCCGAGGAATGACAGCCCGACGAGCGGTGCGGGCACGCAGTTCCTTCATGCGTCCTACGCGCAGGTCCTCGCGCTGCGTGATTCGACCAAGTGCCGCCGCCTGATCACGAGCCCGTTCTATCAGCACTATTGGGGCGAGCGGTTCCATCTGACGAAGGATCAGAACGCCAAGGGCCGCTTCGACAACAGCGCGGGCGGCTCGCGTCTCAGCACGTCGGTGGGCTCGGCGCTGACGGGTGAAGGCGGCAACATCATCGTCGTGGACGATCCGAACAACGCGCAGGAGGCGTTCTCCGAGGCCAAGATTCAAGAGACGATCGACTGGTGGGACAGCGCCTTGTCGACCCGTCTCAACAATCAGCGAGAGGGCGCGTTCATCGTCATTCAGCAGCGCCTGAGCGAGCAAGACCTCACCGGGCACATAATGAGCAAGGACGTGGGCGACTGGACGCATCTCTGCCTGCCTATGCGCTATGAGCCCGAGCGTTCGTTTTACACCTCGATCGGATGGAAGGACTGGCGCACGGAGCCGGGGCAGCTTCTGTGGCCTGAGCGGTTCGGCGAGCGAGAGGTAGAACTTCTTGAGCGGCAGCTTGGCCCGTGGTCTGCGGCGGGTCAGTTGCAGCAGCGACCGGAGCCCAAGGGCGGCGGCGTGATCAAGCGTGAATGGTGGCAGTTGTGGGAGCGGGACAACTACCCGAACTGCGATTACGTGATCGCGGCTCTCGATACGGCCTACACCACGAAGCAGGAGAACGACTTCTCGGCCTTGACCATTTGGGGCATCTTCTCGGGCGGCGATCAGAGCGCGATCGCGACACGGGTGATGACGCCTGATGGCGATGTCGTCAGTTCGATCAAGCGCACGTACACGGAGGAGCATGCGAAGGTCATGCTGCTTCATGCGTGGCAGGAGCGGCTTGAACTGCACGAACTTGTCGAGAAGGTGCAGCAGAGCATGCGGACCTACAACGTGGACAAGCTGCTGATCGAGAACAAAGCGGCGGGGCATTCGGTCGCGCAGGAGATCAGGCGGCTCTACGGCCACGAGGACTTTGCGGTGCAGTTGGTCGACCCCAAGGGGCAGGACAAGCTTGCCCGGCTGTACTCGGTGCAGCACCTGTTCGCGGAGGGGCTCGTGTTCGCGCCGGATCGGTCGTGGGCCGACATGGTCATCACGCAGGTCGGCATGTTTCCGAAGGGCAAGCACGACGACTTGGTCGACACCGTGAGCATGGGCCTGAAGCATCTGCGCGAGCTTGGCCTATTGGTGCGGGGTGCCGAGTGGACTGCGGATGTCGAGGATCAGATGCAGCATCGTGGTGCGGGGCCGCAGCCGCTCTACGCCGTCTGACGGGGGAAGCATGTTCGGGTGGTGGAAGAAACCGGGCGTGAAGACGATCACGTTCGCGCCGACGAGGGAGGCTGCGAAGGATTGGCCTCCGGTTCCGGTGAAGCGGGCGTTGCCGAACTGGTACAAGCAGATGCACACCGAACTGTATGTGGACGGCATCAACGCCTTCAACATGCAGAACGATGCCTCCGGGTACACGGTGAAGAAGTGCGTGCCGGTCATGGACTACGCGACGAGCGGCTATCTGATCCGGCACAACGCGGACACGATGATCTCGGTGCGGCACTCTGAAGAGGGCGAGCAGGTCATCTTCCACAAAGTCCCGGCGATCGAGGACTGCAAGCTTGTGTCCTATCACGGGTTCAAGCAGTGCCCGATCCTGATCGAAGGCGAGCGGAAGACGTATGTGAAGTTCAGCGGCGGTCATATCATCCGCACCCCGCCCGGCTACTCGACGCTCTTCTATCAGCCCGGCCTTCACTTTGAGGATCGGTATACGCTCCTGCCCGGCATCGTGGACACGGACACGTATGACGCGGAAATCTTCTTCCCCGGATGGGTCAACAAGGGCGTCACCGACTTCAAAATCGATGCGGGCTCGCCGATGATCGTTGCGTTCCCGTTTAAGCGGGACGAGTGGCAGTCCGTCGTGGAAAAGGATCTGAACCATTTGGCGGGGAAGGAGATGCGCCGCCTTCAGCATCAGGTCATTGATCACATCTACCGCAACTTCTTCCACAGCAAGAAGAGGTACGATTAAGCCGGTTTAGCTCAGGGGTAGAGCATCCGCCTTGTAAGCGGGGGGTCGCGGGTTCAATTCCTGCAACCGGCACCATCATCTGCTATAGTGCGCGTCGAGGAGAAGAAGCATGCCCCGTGTCCTAGCCAACGCCGTCGTCGATGTGATCAAGCCGGCGACCCCGCAGACGATCGGACATTTCAAGGTCGAGGTTTGGGGGCGAGAGCCCTACGACTACGTGCGGACCTATGAAATCATGGCTAAAAGCGATACAATCGCGGCACAGCAGGGCATCGCACGCTTCGTCGCCGAGATGGAGAATATGCCCGTCGAAGGGGAAGCCTGATGCCGACACCCGGTCTCGTCCCGCAGAATCTGCGTCTTGTGTCCAATGAGCCCGAGCAGGGCATCGACGGCGAGGACGTGATCGTTCAGGTCGATGAAGGTGGCCCGTCCTTCGACACGGACGATGCGGGCAACATCATGCGCATCGAGCATGAGGACGGCTCGATCACGATCAGCCTTGACGGTCGCCCGGTGCAGAACGCCGAGGAGAGCGAGGCCGAGAAGGCGAAGGAGTGGTTCCGCAATCTTGTCGATGAGATTGATGGTGACGAACTGCTCCGCATCTCCGACGATCTGATTCGCGGCATCGAGGACGACCTTCAGAGCCGCCGCGAGTGGGTCGAGGACCGTGCGCAGGGCATCAAGCTGCTTGGCCTGAAGGTTGAGATCCCCGGCTTGCAGGGCGCGAGCGACGGTGCCCCGGTCGAGGGCATGAGCAAGGTGCGGCATCCGCTTCTGCTTGAGGCCGTGCTGCGGTTTCAGGCGAACGCCCGCTCCGAACTTCTGCCTACGGACGGTCCGGTCAAGATTCGCAATGACGCCATCGCGTCCACGTATCAGCAGGACTATCTCGGCAATGCGCTTGAGAAAGACCTGAACCACTATCTGACGACGACGGCGAGCGAGTACTACCCGGACACCGACCGCATGCTGCTGATGCTCGGCTTCGGCGGCTCGGCGTTCAAGAAGGTGTACTTCTGCCCGCTGCGCAACCGTCCGGTCAGCGAGAGCGTTGATGCCGACGACTTGATCGTGAACAACGCGGCGACCGATCTGCGTAACGCCAAGCGCATTACGCACCGCGTGATGATGACGGCGAACACGGTGAAGAGGCTTCAGATTCTCGGCGTGTACCGCGACATCGACCTGATGACGCCCAAGGCGGTGGATCCCGACCCGGCGCAGCGCGAGAAGGCGGCGCAGCAGGGCGTGACGATCGATCAGGACAACCCGGACGACCGGGACCGCGAGATTTACGAGTGCTACTGCGACCTCGACATCCGAGGCTTCGAGCACAAGTGGAAGGGCAAGGAGACGGGCCTTGAGATCCCGTATCGTGTGACGATCGACGCGAGCAGCCGCGAGATCCTGTCCATCGCTCGGAACTATGACGAGGACAGCGCGGACCTGCCCGAGGCCCGTGCGAACTTCGTCAAGTACACGTTCGTCCCCGGCATGGGCTTCTACGACATCGGCCTCCTGCACATTCTCGGCAACACCACGAACGCGGTGACGGCGGCGTGGCGCGAGATGCTCGACGCGGGCATGTTCGCGAACTTCCCCGGCTTCCTCATGGCCGACACGGGCGCGAGGCAGAACACCAATATCTTCCGCGTGCCTCCGGGCGGCGGCGCGTTGGTGAAGACGGGCGGTATGCCGATCTCGCAGGCGATCATGCCGCTTCCGTACAAGGAGCCCGGCCCGGCGCTGATGAACCTCGTCACGAACATGGCGGAGACGGGGGCGAGGGTCGGCGGTACGGCTGAGATCATGGTCGGTGAGGGCAAGCAGGACGCTCCTGTGGGCACCACGCTCGCAATGATCGAGCAGGCCACCAAGGTGCTGAATGCGGTCCACAAGCGGCTGCATTCGGCGCAGGCCGAGGAGTTTCAGCTTCTCGTGCGCTGCTTCCGCGAGCATCCTGAAAGCTTTTGGCAGCGGTGCAAGCGTCCGACCTATGACTGGAACGAGCAGACGTTCGTCAAGGCGCTGAACGATTGCGAACTGGTGCCGCAGGCCGACCCGAACACGTCGAGCCACACGCAGCGCCTGATGAAGATCATGGCCCTGAAGCAGCTTCAGGCGGCTAATCCGGGCATGTATGACCCGATCGCGATCGACACTGCGGCCCTCAAGGCGATGGGTTGGAGCAACCCCGAGCAGTTCCTTGCGCCGCCCGCCGCGCAGTCCGCTCCGCCGCCCGAACTCATTCAGGCTCAGGCGCAGATGCAGACGGCGCAGATGAAGGCCGAGGCTGCGATGATGAAAGCGCAGACCGACGCTCAGGCTGCTGCGATGCGGATGCAGGTGGATCAGGCTCGTGCCGAGGCCGACATGATGCGTGCCGAGACGGATCGCATGGCTGCGGATGCGGGTGCTCAGATCGACATGCTGAATGCGGAAACGAACCTGATGAAGGCTCAGGCCGAGGCTCAGTTGGCGTTCGGCGAGTTGGGGTCAAAGGCTGCGGATCGTGCGCAGAAGGAGCGCATGAACCTCATTGACCTCGCGCAGAACGTCGCCGTGCATCCGTACAGCGCCGAGTTGGTCGCTCCGTTGGTTCAGCCTGCTTTGCAGGAGATTTCGGAGCAGGAGCAGGAAGAGCGTAACGGCGGCATCATGCCCCGCACCTGATAGAGGTTCGACATGGCGAGTTTTGAGGCCCGCAACGCTCTGAAGTTGGCTATGCGCATCCTTGAGATGCAGAACGAGCAGTTGAAGCGCGGTGGTCGAGCGGAAGGCAAGGGACAGCCTCGCCTCATTCAGGACCAGTTCCCGACGAGCTACATGCCGCATGTGGGCCGTCAGGTCATGGCGCAGGGCGGTGACCCTGAGCCGCAGCCGATGCCCGAGATGCCGCAGGCTCCACAGATGCTTGAGCCCGTCCGCATGGCGCAGGACATTATGCGGCAACCCATGCCCGCTGCGCCGAAGAGAATGCGGTTCACGATCGCGCCCGCGCAGGATCTGCCGTCTGATGCGTCGACCGATATGCCGAAGTCGGACACGTCCAAGCCGACGACGATGTCGCTTGCGACGGCCTTTGACAATGCGATCAATCACCATCTGAGCCTGTCTCGCGGAGATCGTATCGCCAACTCCAAAGAGGCCATGCGCCGGATTTCGCCTCATGTCGGCGTGCTGAAGAACAAGATGCCGGTTCCGCTGCTTGGCAAGAACGAAAAGCTGTTGAAGACGGAGATCGGCTACAAAGGCGAAAACCCGGTGCAGTTGCCGGATGGTCGGGCGATCGAGGCAACGGGTCTTGCGCTGTCCCCGGCTTTCGAGATGGAAGGCTTCAACACTTGCCCGAACCATGCGTCGTGCAAGGATGAGTGCCTCGGCAAGACGAGCGGCAACTACTTTAAGGTCGGCGGCGGCATGGATCTTTCGGAGTTCAAGGGGCCGCGTCTGAACAGTCTCAATAAGACCTTGGCGATGATCAATGAGCCGGAAGCTTTCGCGGTCAGGCTGTATGACGAAATCGCGGCCAAGCGGCGGGAGGCGATGGAGAACGGCAATCATCTCGGCGTGCGGTTGAACGTGCTCTCGGACATCAACCCGCGTGTGCACAAGGCGATCATCGAGGCGTTCCCGGACGTGTCGTTCTACGACTACACGAAGATGGCCTATAAGCCCGTTGCTCCGAACCACCACTACACCTATTCCTCGACCGGGGTGTCGCAGGAAGACGTGGAGAACCCGAACACCAACTGGAACCGCATGCGTCGTATGCTCGATCAGGGCGAGAACGTCGCGATGGCGTTCACCGACAAAGAGCATTTGCCCGAGACGGTGTTTGATCAGGAAACAGGCAAGCGGTATCGCGTCATCAATGGTGACACGCACGACTTCCGCCCGCTCGACATGGTGCCGGAAGGCGAGGACGGCGTTATCGTTGGTTTGAAGAACAAGAAGGGTTTCGGGGCCGTGGGCACCGCTCACAAGGATTCGAAAGGCTTCTTCGTGAAGTATGATCCGGGCAGGATTCGCAACAATCGCGGGACATATGTCCGGGAGGATACTGATGAGGTCGGTCCGTCCGGTAGGCCGAAGCTTGGCCCCACCGTGCGGACAAACACGGAAGTGGTGATCTTGCCGCAGAAAAAGCAGCAGACGCCTCTCACAAACGACAAACAGATTGAAAGGGATTGATATGACCACCAATCGTCCGAAGCTGCCTGCGGATGCGTTTTACGCGCAGTTCCACCATGTGACTGATGCACACCACAGTGTGAATCATCCCACGCGGGAGTGGTGGGACTTGTATGATGATCTGCCGGAAACCGATGGCAAGGCTGTCAACTATGCGCGGGGCGGTGGCGTGAAGGAGCCGAAGCGTCACCCTGCCCACGGCATCCCCGGCATTCACATCGTCGGCCACAACCCGGTGTTCACGGGAGAGAAGTGATGGATCTCTACAGCCGCGCAGCACGGATCATCCGTAACCTCCCGCAACAGAAGGGCACCGCCGAGCAGTTGAAGGCGATGGCCTTGAAGGCGGGTGCGCGACCTGTTGAGTTTGAGCATGCGCCGAAGGTGTCCGGGTCCATGACCAAGGACGAACTGGCTGCGCATTACGAGAAGGCTGTCCCGCAGGTTAAAGAGAAAATTTACGGTACGAGTAAGGAAGAAGAGCAAATTAAGGCTGAGATTGATAAAATCAACGCTCAGGTGAGAGCAAATATACTTCGTCGCGAGCTCATAACGGACGATGAGTACTACGCGCAAAAGTTGAGAGAAGAGCGAATTGAATTGTTGGATCGGCGAGATGCGCTGTCAGATTCTTTGCGCAAAAATTTTCCTAGTACAAATATGCCAAAGTATGCCGAATATCAAACCCCCGGCGGTTCCGGCTATCGGGAGATTACGCTTCATCTGCCTTCTTTCGGCAGTGGCGACAATATTACTCGGGGCGAGTTCGAAGACGCGCTGCGTAAGTCTGTTCTCAAAAACACTGACCCGTCTGAGCATGACAGCGAGTACGTTCAAGACGTAATGAATGCCCCGCTTGCCAATGTTGATCCGCAGAGCAAGGAGTGGAGGCGAGCCGAACAATCTCTTGGCATCGATGGCGATTACAGGTTGGACTTTGTAGACGGCGATAATGACACGATGTACTCCCGAACGGACATCCGTCACAGAAATTCGCATTGGCCTGACAAAAACGTCAT